CTTACCTGTGTGTTGAGCATTTGGTCACGGAATCCGCCGTTGATGTTCTGGGAGTTGTTGAGCCAAGGATAAAGACCACAGTCAACACCTCCGCCGAAACCGCCCATTCCCCACGCTCCATTACCGAGCAGGATGAACAGGATGATAAGCCAAAAGCCATCACCGCCAAAACCATTGCCAAAGCCTCCTCCATTGCCGTAAGCGGGAGTGACGGGCATTACCATGTTATCGTCCGTAAGTGCCATAAAAATAAACCTCCGATAGTTTTTGATCGGTTAGGAGCACTCTCATAAAATGAGTGCCCGTGTTTCTATCTACATACCGTGCGCACTGGTGTGTATTCTATCTGATTCCAAACATCCTCTGAAATTGCTGAGCCATTTGTACCGCCCTGTCATACTGGGCTTGCGATACTCTTCCCGAATTGAGCATCTGCTGAACCTGCTCCTGCGGGTTGCCCTTGAAATTCTGACGGAACTGTTGAAACTTGCTCATGAAGTTATCGGGGACGGTGTTAGTTCTCATTTCGTTGTACAGTGGATTCATTACCCGCTCCTTCCAAACGTGCCTTTATTTGCTCCAATTCTGCCCGCAGAGCGTCCATTTCGCTCTTTGTGGCAAAATCCCCCACGGGCTGAGATAAAGCCCCTCCACTTGCTTGCTGATCCCTTATCGTGTAGTCCAGAATTCTCATGCTCGGCAGTCCTGTGGCATCCGCCGATTTGAGGTATATGGTCTGTGATTCGGAATCAAAGAGAACCACCGTTGTATTCGGGGCGACAAGGTAACTCTTTGCACCGCTTAACCCCTGTACCCAAATCATGGCGTTATTCGCTTGATTTTGGGGCATTTGGGGCTGATACGTGGGTTGGGTGTAAGGTTGGTATGGTGAAGAATAAAAGCCGTTATACGCCATTTCTGCGCTCCTTTTCGTAGTAAACAATGGGGATCATTGCGCCACTGTCAAAGGTGTCGTACCAGTTCCCGTCAACAACTGCCACTGCGTGTTCCCCCGTTCCAAGGATGTAAAGCCCCTGCGGGTGTTCCTTTGCAAAATTTTCAACCGTGAAGCAGTCGGGGCAGGTGTCTGGGATGTGATGCTTTGTAAAGCCGTTTCTCAATAGGAGATTGCCCCAAACATAGTTTTTGACATATAGGTCTGAATCCCGTATCTGCTGAACGATCGCATACACACTGGCGGTATCCCAGTCAACGTCAAGAGCCTTTGTCAACGCCCTAATCACGCAGTCGTCTGTCTGTATCCTCTTGGGGTTCGGTTGGTAGTGTTGGTACATAGAAAAATCCCCTTCCTGCCAAAAATCTTAGGCAAAAAGAGGACTAAGCGAAATGAAGGTAAAGTGCATCTTTTGTGCAAAAGAAAAGGGGCAGTGCCGAAGCACTACCCCAATAGAAAAAGGAGAACAATAATGAAAAAGAAAGTTATCTGCGAAATATTGTATCTTCACATTTGTATACGATGTTCTTGACTTGCCTCACTGATAAATCGAACTCCTCAGCAAGCCGCTCATAGGTGATTCCGTCAAAAAGCCTGCGGCGGACAATCTGCCTGTTTCTTTCGGCGTTCCGTCCTATAATCCATTCATCAATCAGCTTGTCCAACTCTGACCGTGAATAACTCACTTCTTTCTGACCTTAACCCTTCCGTCACCGCCGCAATTAGGGCATTTCTTATAGCCCGAACTACCGCCAGTTTTCCGCACCCGTCTTTTACGGGTTACTGTTGTTCGTACTCTCGCCATTTATATGAACTCCATCATTTACAATAGCGTCACCACCGCCGCCAGAATTAACGTCCTGCGTGACTGTCGTTGTTTCATCGGTAAACTGCGATTCATAGTAAGCCCATGCGCCATTCGTCCCAGCAAGCAAAACGGAAAGAATGATACAAATTATCCAAAGTCTCCTGTTTGCCCGCTCCATCCTAGCCACGATTCCTTCGTGTGCAAAATAAGGTATCATTTTCTCGTTTTCCATACGCACCCCCTGTGATATAATAACGAGTGGGAAGAAGGTTGGCGTGATACTTCTGCATTCTGCGGGGCACGCCACCTATTTTTATGTGAAAAACATATTCATGAAGGGATGTTTTTCTCCCACTCTTTAATTATACCATATCAGCGATAATCGCACCCCATGTCAGTTGACCCACTTCACCGTCAGACTGCAATCCGTTTTCTCTCTGGAATGCTACCACCGCATTGTAGGTCATCTTTCCAAACGACCCATCCACCGTCAAGCCGCCAAGAGCCACTTGCAACGCTTCAACGTATCTGCCTGTGCTCCCACGCTTCAAAAGCGGGAGTGTGCGCTTGATCGCCGCCCATGTATTCTGTCCGACTTCACCGTCAACAGTGAGACCGTGCGTCTTCTGGAACGCTCTGATTTTTGCATCTGTCTTTGCGCCAAATGAGCTGTCATCATCCAGTCCGCCAAGCACAAGCTGAAGGAATCGAACTGCTTTCCCTTTGCTTCCTCGTCTGAGGATTCCGTCATCTTCAACAGGTTCTGCTGTGCCAGTGATTAGCTCGTACTTCGGTCTGCCATAGCCGATGATAGATGGTGAGTGAATGGAGTAGGAGCACCGCCTGACCTCATCCCCTTTGTTGCCCTCGATGGTGTATACCACGCCACCGCTAACCTTTTCGACCAGTCCTGTATGACCGCTCCCGCCAAAGAATATCTGATGCCCTCTAGCCGCGTTCTGCGTCCATCTGCCCGCTTTTTTGTAAAGGTTGACAGAAGCATACGTGTAGTCGTCAAAGTCCCCGCAAAGCACCTTTTTCGCCATTTCTGCGCCATACCCGAATCTCTGGCACATCTTATAGATGCAGAAATCTACAAAGGCATCGCAGTTATGAACAGCTAGATTGTTTGCTAGATAGGTATGGTCGCCCCCAACTGTGATGTTATAAACGGTTTCTTTTTCACCAGTCTCGTTGTTATACTTCACAGGGACAAAAATCAGATTGCCATCTCTTCTATCCATTCTCCTTTGTTTTGACGGATTGGCGTTTATTGAGCCACAATATATGATTGGCTTTATTTTTATCGGGCGATAATCGTTGATCCTACTGTCATAAATGATTTGGTTCTCGTTTCTCACACACTCACGAATAGAACAACCATATCCAATGTCAAAAACAAGTTTTACTATGCCGAGAGCAAGTGCCTTTGATATTGTACTGAACCGTCCATCCTTTGTTCCGTCAGCCGTCATATATCCATCAAGGAAAGCCTTTTTGATTTCTGTGTTTGCAAACAGTATCGGAGCAGGGACAACCTTGTTTTCTGCCCCGATACCCGCCAAATCTAGCAACGGTACAATGTTCGAGTTTTTGTCAATTCTTATCCTGTATTCGTGGCAAGTCCTTGATGCGTAGTCCTTATCTTTTTCAATACCAACAAAGTGCTTAAGCACTTCCTTTTCTTTTGCGTCATTCCCGCAGATTCTGTATTCGCCCCTAGATGTCTTCCATCCATCTCCTACAAAATACCCAACTGACCATGCTTCATCATAAGTTAGTTTAATATCTTCAAATCCTTTTGTTGCAGGAATTACAACATTGTCACCGTGGGAAATCTTGTTAAGCGGTCTAAATTCAACGTCAGTATGTTTCCAGTCTTTTCTAACACCAAGTCGTTGGTTACAAAGAAACGGGTGGTCACTTGTTGACCGCATTTTAAGTGTTCCATATGCCCGAATCTCATTTACCAACGATTCCCTGCTCATTGTCTTGTGGACTACATTGAACGAATTACCATAAGCGTTTAAAACACGATCGCCAACCTCAATGCTTTCGATTTGTTTGTATCCTTCGGAAGTAAGGATCATTGTTCCCGCAGTAAAGCACCACGGGGCATTCTTGTCCATGTTGCGAGGTTGCAGAGCGTGCATCTCGTCCCCATACTTGGTCTTATTATTTGCGCCCTCATGTGTGCCGACTTCCGCATTGGCAATGGAGAGCGCAACATCAATCGGATTCTGCTTGGGTTGTGTGGTAGCTTTTGTCCCTTTCGCTAATGCCCGCCACTGATCCGCCGTCAGATACGCTTTGTCGATGTCGATGTTTGCGGAGTATCCCGTGATTCTGCCCTTACTGGAATACTGGCGGATTGTGTCGTACTTCCACGCTCCGAAGCTACTGGAATCCGTCCACGGGTTGCTCTGGTAGTCCGTCCCCGCATTACTACCATACTGAGCACACCAAAGCGGATATTGACCCGCTACGGGAGACCAGTTATGACCTCTACACACTGACTTGCTCATGTATATAAACGGGCGAACACCAGTCAGACGGTAGACCTCATTGAGCCATGCCAAGCACCACGCTACATCCTGTCCTGTTCCGAATTTGGCATTTTGATTGCCTTCCCAATCCAGTGCAAGGATGCACTCGCCAACCCGCCTTCCAAGAGCATTTACAAAATATCGTGCTTCAGCTTTTGCATCTTTGCCTTCCGCATAGTGATATGCTCCAAGCAGTTTGCCCGCCGCTTTCGATTGGGAATACTGTCTGTCCGCATACGGATTGAGGTAGTCGATGCCCTGCGTGAATTTTACGATCACAAAATCCGTAGTGGTCAGCTTTGACGGGACGATTCCACTCTGATAACTTGCTATATCTACTCCGTTCATTGCCATACTCACACCATCCTGTTAACCTGTGCCTGCACCAGATCGTAGTCAGCACCTAACTTCTTCTTGCGTTCTTCACCTGTGCCGTACTTGCCGTTGATGACATCCTGTGCCGCCTTGATAGTCCAGTTGACCTTATTCTGAACGTCCTTGTAGTTCTTGCCAAAAAATCTCTGTCGTGCCGCTCCACTGCCCGCAAAGCCTTTAAGGACGTATCCTGCCGCCGACCTAAGATAAGCCTGTCTGCCTTTATCGCCTTGATTGAGATAGTAGTTGACTGCGGTCTGGACAGTGTCATATCTAGAGCCGAGTCTCTTCTTTCGGTCTTCGCCTTTGCCCCACTTACCTGCAATGACCTCGACGGCATAATCCCTGTTTGCTTTGGTCTCGCCGTTGTTGCCCGCAAGCTCGACAATGCGGATTCCAACCCATCCGTGATAAGATGCATAATCACCGTCCGGCTCGTTGTTCTTGTCCACAATCAGTTCGTGCTTAAAGTTGCCCGAAGAAATGAATCTCGATCCCGAGTCATACATGATGACGGTGCTTCCGCGCTTTTCGCCTACACAGCATACATGATGCCAGTCGTACCATGTATCGGGATTGCTCGATGTGATCCTGTGCCCGAACATGTGGACTAAATCTCCAATGCGCAGGTCAGCCTTGTTGCGGATGACTTTGTAGTGCCTCGCTTGCCACTTGAACATATCGGACAACTTTACCTGCTTCGGCATGATGCCCGCCTTGTAATACAAGCTATCCATGCCGAAATTGCAGTTCGTGGTCTTTGCTTTGTCTGCTCTCGAGCAGAGGTCATCAATCGTCCCCCAGTTGCATCTGCCGTCATCCGCTGACGGGTAGAACGGACTGTCGCCGCCCCATCTGACGGTGAACTGCCCATTGTTGTAATTAAATCCGTAGATTGCCATCAAGCCGAACACGTACTGCGATACTTCTTGAAACTGCGCCGCCGTCTTCACGTTGGCGTTCTTTCCATTCCATTTTGCAAACACCCCGCCTAGACGCTTGAGATATGCGGAATACCCGCCGTAAGACTTCAGCTTCGCCTGCCAATTGGAAGAATTAAAATCAGCCTTATGCGCGTTGATGATTTTCTGCGTTTCCGCCGTCCAACAGCTCATTCGTCCACCTCCACTTCCGGGATTCCTGCGAGAGATGTCAGCAGAGAGACGACTCCCGCGAGTGCCGCCCCAGATGCTACTCCGTACCAGTTAACCTCAGTGATTCCGATGGCATTCGTGCCGATCAGTGCCACCGCAGTCTGCGCTACGGTCTTCAAGGCTCTTACTCCCGCCGCCTTAATCCATCTAATCCAGTAACGATTCTCATTGCTCATGTCACATCCCTCCTTTGCTCATCATCCATGTGAGTGCCGCAGTCACTATTACGGTAATGACTGTGCTTACTATCTTGTTCCACTTGTCCACGGGTTCTTGCTCAATCTTTTCAAGTCTTTGCCCCTGTCGTTCCTGTTCTTTTTGCATCCCTTGCATAGTCACCGCCATGGTCTTGATAGATGCCGCCATGTCAGTGAGTTGGTCTGCAATTTTTTCCAATTTGTCTAGGCGGTGATTTTGACGGTTGTTCTCGTCATCAATCCGCTTGCTCCGCTCATCGAATTCAAGGCGGGTCACATAGTCTTTATCGTCCATTGGCGGTATCCTCATGTGAGAGAGCGGATTGTTCCGCCCCCTGGTTGATAGTGCTTTAAGTGACTTATTCTTCCGCCACCTCTACCCCATGTACATAGCACTCATGCTTGATAGGATAGCAGGTCGAAGTGAACAGGATCGCTCCGTGTTCTGCAAAAGTGGACGTTGCCGCTCTCGACAGAACCTCGTGGAACTTGCCTTCGCCTTTAAGTCTTGCGATCTGCTCGTCCTCGTCATAGACCCAGTAGTTATCATGCTCAAATTCGCCTGTGGCAGTTTTTCTAACTTCGGTTACATAATACTGAAACATAATGTATCTCCTTTACTCAAAAATAGGTACTCCACCTGCAGGGTCAAGTAAGTAGACTTCGACTTTGTATGTGCCGTCTATGGTTAAGGAAAATGTAGAATTATATTTTGATTTAATTCGGACACTGCCATCTGAGTAAATCAAGTCAGCGTATATACCATATCCTGTTGAGGCAGAATTTGCGCTGACCTCATATCGACTACTTGAGTCGGATCGGATACAGTATCGTATACCTGCGGATGACGATGTTTCAGATGAATCTTTTAAAAAAACAAAAAACGAATCTGAGCCATAAAAATACCCGGCCCGCTTTCCTGCCGTATCTCTAATACGCACACACACCCATTTATCGCTAGTCCATAACTCACTATGCCCTGTTTCCCATGTGTCTACAGTTGTCGCTGATCCGCTTGTCGTACTCACCTGATAACTCGTTTCCGCAACCTTAGTCCATGAGGATGCTCCACCGCTACCATACCCACTCGCAAGCGTATGCACTGCATCACTCAGATTGGTATCCGATGCTCCTGTGACTTCATTAGCGTAAGTGGTCAAGGCATTGATACTATCAGTTAAAGGAGTACTCATTTAAATCACCCCCAATGCTACAAGTGCGGAAGAATAGTCTTGATACACATCCTCAAGTCCTAACATTGTGCGGATAGCAATCTTCGCTTCTTCTGTATACTCTCCCACAGGCAGAGCGGAGTTTTTCTCGTCATGTCCTGCGGCTTTGGCAAGACCGTAGAAAACTGATTGGTGTTGCGTATTTGGTACTATCGGCTGATATGTAGCAGTGCCGTTCTTAATCGCACTAGACTGCGCAGGATATACGCCAATTTTTCCGTCCTCTGCACGAGTACCCCCATTAGGCCATGACATAACCATTCCTAACGTGGATGCGTTTGCCACAGGTATATTCGCCACTCCATCCTCAACAATTGACGTTCCGTTAATCTGCACATCATTCAACTGTGGAATAGTCGTGTCTTGTTGCGTCCAAATTGCCACATTCTGGTACGCTTCGGGAATTAAGAATCCTGTCAGAGTAGCAATATTGTTAAATATCGTAGATATACCGAACGCAAGATACCACCCATCGCCCAAATCGACATTTCCAACATACGGTTGAGGAACACCGTTTGTCATTACTACGACCGTCTTGCCTTGCGATAAAGCGGTCTTAATATCGTCATAAGTGCTATCGATTGTATACCGAGTACCGCTTACGAGAGTCGCATTAACAACCAGTCCGCCTGCTTCGGGAACAGGAATAAGGTCTGCAATATCCTGTTTATCCTGCTCTGTGAGAATATAATCATCGCCTTGTGGCCCTTGAGGTCCACGCTCGCCTTGGATTCCTTGAGGACCTCTTTCACCCTGTTCGCCTTTTGCGCCTGTCGCACCAGTGTCGCCTTTGTCGCCCTTGTCGCCCTTTGCACCAGTCAGCCCACGTTCACCTTGGATGCCCTGGATTCCCTGTTCTCCACGGTCGCCTTTCTCGCCCTTTTCGCCACGCTCTCCCTGTGCGCCAGTTGCCCCAACAGGGATACCAAACTCAAGATGTACAACTCCGCCCGATTCCGTTTTTGTGACTGTTGCTTCTGAGCCTTCGGGGAGAGATTCTGCGGATACAGACATATCCTCGATAGCCTGTTGTGCATCTTCCGCTCTCTCCACTGCTTCATTCGACCGCACGATTAACTGGTCGATACTGCTCTGCTGACTAGGCTCGGGTGTTTCTTCTTCGTTCTTCGGCTTTAACTTGTTCGGGATTCTCCACTTGTATTCGGTCTTTCCGAAACCGTCACCGATGTAAAAGAGCCAGACAAAGATGTCTTTGCCAGTGTCGATAAGGGACTGAGGGACTTCCCCGCCATCAGCATCACAGTAAACAGGATACGCAGTGCCTTGGTGTTCATCGTTCGAAAAGTCGAGACGATAGGTAGCAGGTAAATCTTCGATAATCGGCTGAAAGATATAGCCATAGTCCCACTGAGTTATCGGAGCAGTGACGGTATACCGCCCGCCGCCGACCACCCCCTTGATTATTTTAGAAGTAGTCATGTTACCCCCTTGTGTATCTGCGCTTAATCTCGTTAGCGACATATCTGCCTATAATGCTTTTGTATCTGCCGTTAGGATGGATATTTCCAACTTGAGTTGCCGCTAAGACCGTATATCCGCTTTCGTAAGTGGAATCGATAAAAATGGCATTGCAGTAATTTGCAATCTTTTTGCTGACTTCACGCTTTGCGATGATTGCGCCCCTGTTATGGTGGCCATTGCTCGTTCCGTCGTTCTCGTTCGTGAAAAGCGGAGATGCGACAAAAATCTTGGCGTTTGGATATGCACTGTTGAGTGTTTCTATTGCCCACCTCAGAGCAGAAGCATAACTGCACTTAGTCAAATCAGCATAAGCGGAACTCATGACCATATCCGAATCGTCAACAAACAGATTCTTTGCGTTCCGTCCGTCATTTACGCCAATGGCAATGTAAATCAAATCGGGGATATCATCTGTATGCCCCAATCCTGTTCCGATGGATGTTGGCACGCTATATGATCCCGCTACTGGATGTGTCCATGTGACCTGTTCCCCAGATGCAGTAGTCCATTGCAAAAGCCTTAACACTTGATTCATAAGCACATTGTCAGCCGTATTTGTATTCTGCGGCTCGACAAAAGTCTGCGGAGATTCGTCCGTGTCCCCTGTGTGCCAGTTGGAGCAGGTGGCATAACCGCAAGCGAAATTCCCAACCAGTTTCGTTTCAAGAATGTCGTTGACCAGTGTTCCGATTCCAACAACTTGGTCACTTGTAATGGAGTCACCCATGCAAGCATATTTCTTACCCACAAGATCAAATTCTCGTGACTTTAGGGTAACTGTGCAGTAGTTATCGAAGTTGGATGCTGACGTACAGTACATCACATATACGGCATTAGAGGGAATATCTGTCGGGTCTAACGTGTATGTTCTTGTGCTTGCGTGTCCCCATTCGGGTCTTGTCGTGTTGCCAAGTCCAGAGATAAAAACAAAATTCTCAGTCCAAAACGAGATGTTCAGCACTGCCCGATGTGCCCAGAAAGAGCATTGCAGTGTGTTAATGGACTCAATCGGAATATACCTTGACCGTTTCCACGTCCCATCCCCTTTCTGCAATCTGCCAGACGTATCGACAAATCCATTGGTCGTAATGTCGATGTTTGTAGTGACGATGATGTCACTTAAACCGCTCTTTAACTCAGAAACGTCAGCCTCCATGCCGTCGACTTTGTCGACCGCATTATCGACCTTTTCCACTAACTCGTCGAGGTTGTACCCATCATACTGGCCTGCCCACTCATCAGCATCCAGTGCTTCGCCATTATTGACAGCGAAGATCTGCGACCGCAGAATCTGGTCGCCAGAGGTAATCACGAACTGGCCCAGAAGCGTTCCCGCTACGGCAATGGCGGGATGATCCAGTTCAGCGTAAGCACCATAGATAGAGACAACGCTTTCGTCTGCCTGTCCCATCCGGATTTCTTTTGCTTCGCCTGCAATCTGCGCCCCTACCTTATCGGGACGTATGATGACTAACTTGACGGTTGCTCCGCTCCCGATGTCATAGGTCGCTCCTTGATATGTCAGCCTCGCAAAGACATACCGTGTGTTATCGTCGAGGGCGATAGATTTGATCGACGGTCGTGTGCCGTCATGGTCGTATACATCCAGAACTATGTTTGTCTCTAACAGTTCTAAAGCCATGTTCTACCTCCCTTCTCAGCCTGCATACGTGGTTACAAGTGTGTACCTGATATAAGCAGTTCCGTTGTTTTTAATTCTCAGCAGGGCGTTTCCTGCATCAGTGACCGCTACTGCACTTGCTCCGCTCACCGCTTTTATGCTTATCTGGTTATCGCCGGAAACTCCAATCAGATATAAGCCTTTCATCGTGTCAGACGGATATGCACTATCTACGATAAGAAGATATGTCGCTACCTGCGAAAGTTGTTTATAATCCGTTCCACCCGCCGCCAGAGAAAATGCGCTTGTCCTAACGATGCCTGCTGTCTTTGTCTCTACCGTAGCAATTCTGCTCACCGCATTCACGATTGACGTTCTCAGCTCGTTGATGGCGGCGATTACCGTTTTTGCGACAGTCGCAAGCGTGCCTGTACCCATCTTGGTAACGACGTCATCAATCTGCGATGTTCCAGCAAGCAGAACCACAGATGTGATAGTGATTCCGCTGATATTGACCTCGTACAGTGGAAATTCCACAAGCGTGTCACCGTCTGCAATTGATCCAGATGTGTGTTCCGGTATGGCGGGGTTTGCGGATGCCGATGCTCCTTTGATAATGTGCATCTGCATATCTTCGATATTGGTAGACGCATCCCTTGTGTATCTAAGAACGATCAAATCTTTTCTGATCAGTCCCTGTTCGCCGTTCTCCACTGTGATTGATTCGGTCGTTCCTCTCGCTATCTCTGCGGTGCATCCTTCTGCCATCACCAAACCGTCGGCAATGGTGATCTCGTTTGCTGATACCACCGTAGCCGCCAATTTGGAACCGACATCGAGGATGTATGTTCCATTGCCGTATGTTGCAATATTTTCGTCACGCCAATTCTGCGACGTGACATGTGGTGCACCCACGTAGCCTGCTATAATATTCATACGTCACCTCCCACTGTCACATCTTCTGACAGCTTGTATTCTGTCGTAACAAATCCTTGCTCCCATTTCACGATCTTTGTTGTTATTGGTGCTTTCATCGTCAGCCCTGTTATATAATCCCTACTACCAACAATGTCGCCTACTGCCACCTCCCTCGCGGACTCCAAATTGATAGAGAACTTATTGCGATTGATATTTCTCTTCAACTGGTCTGTTCCAGACTGCACAAGGTCGGAATCAGATGCCCCTGTATAGTCGTATGTGTCCGTGATTTCATCCTCGCCAAACTGAGTCTGCGTACGGCTTATAACGCCTTGTTTGCTTACATACAGGTGAATTACTGTCCTATCCTTTAATTCGCCCTTTCCAAGGCAAATAAGGTGATTTACACCTGTGTAATCAAGAATCATGTTATAGTCCGCGTTCATGTCACTGGAGTATTCAATCTGTGCCGAATAGTCCACGATGGGAACAGCATCTACAACGACACTGCAAAGCTCTTGGTCATAGGATAACCTAAGCTTATATCCCACCTTGCGAAGCATCTCTTTGAGTCCATCATACAGGGTGCAGTATCGATTATATTGATAACTCGTTGTAACTCCCGTTGATTCCGATGACCCAACAAAGATGTTTGGGTATGCCGCCGCCACCCTTGTGCCTATGATAGTGTTCAACTCACCGCTATCTGTCGCATAATCCTGTCCCGTTGGCGGGCAGATAATGCGGTTCTGAAGCATCCCCCGCCACGTAAACCCGCCTGCAATAACCGAGTTACGCTTTGTGTCTACCTCAGTGATCTTATACAGCCCCCCGTATTCCGTGTTCGGTATGTACAGCCGTGCATTCGTTGGTAGGTTTTTCCACTCATCTCTCTGCGCCGTGATTTCAAAGGTGTTGTTTTCATCCCCCACCTCAAAATCGAACTTGGAAAAAAGCATGGAGCGGAGTTCAACCCCGCTCACATCGGCAACAATGATTTCATCCATCATGCTCCAACCACCTCTTTTCTCGGCTCACTGCGCTCACGGTACACCGTAATATCGACGCCATAAGATGCATCCCATGTTATATCAAGGTTCCCTGCGGGTATCTTTTCAAACACCGATAGAGATTTATTTCTAAAGTTAAACAGGTCAATCTTTTCGCCATTGGAGTACATCATGATTGACTTGTCCCTGCTGTCTATAATCGCGTAAGCTCCTGCGGGTATGGTTGCATATAAGATATATTGATAACCATTTATGGTTATTCGTGGGTTAACAGCCGCACCATAGATTATCATGCGGAACTCAGATGCAAACGGAAAATCCGATTTGACCTTGCGATGCCCCAGTGCGGGAGCCGTGAAGTCAAACGGGAAATCAAACGGAAAATCCAGAAACCCGCCGCCCGTTTCCTGCGAGGCAGGAAGTGAGATGTATGACTCCTGCACCCAAAAAGGGTATGGACAATATATTTCGATATTATCCGTTGTCACCCCGTCCGCATCTCGTGTATCAACGGAAATAATAAAGCAGTCGATGTAGTAATCACCTATCACGACCCTTCCAAGCGTTTTGTTTCGCACATCCCGTTCGTAGTCGTCGTGGAGGGCGTTTACGATAGCATCCCTCACCGCTTGCGATCTATCGTAAAAAAGCAGGCTTGCCTTGTAGGTCACTGCTTTTCTTGAAAATCCAGATACACGTGTACCGTATTGTAACTTTGTTCCCTCAACATCCCACGACCACAAAAAATAGGGTAGTTTTTTATGGAGTGTACCATCCATGTTGAGTTCGTACTTATTCCCTGCGGATGATATGTAAGTTATCTTTGTCCTCATAAAGCACCCGCCTCTCTAAGCAACCTGTGGAAATCCCTTCCACTGATATTAACCGTGAAGTCAGCTTCCGTGAGAGCCGCAGTCATAGCCGCGTACACCACTTCAGCAAAATTCTCGTTGTTAGCACGTATCGCTTCATTCATTAATACAGCCAATTCGCCAGCTATTCCGCCCATATAGCCGTTATTAAATACTGGCTCAAGGGTTGGTGCTTCAATGCCTTCAAACGGATTTATGAGGCTCTTAGACAGGTTTTCTGCCGATCTGATAACTTCCTCTGCGTTGTCTTCAATGCCGATGGCAAGTCCTCGGTCAATCATCTTACCGACTTCATCGCGGAACACTTTTGAAGGAGATTCAATTTTCAGTGCGTTTTTCGCCGCATCTAACGCATCCTGCGCCACACTTCGCGCTTTTTCCTTAATCCATCCAACGCCCGCGCTTAATCCGTTCACGATACCATCAATAACGTGTGAGCCTAGGTCATACCAGTCAATATCTCTGAATGAATTCCATGCGTCCTGTGCAATGTCTTTTAATTTGTTCGGAATGTCATGGAATAGTGCCTGCAATGCGCTCTTGATTTTATCAATAACGTGTGTGCCTGCTTCATACCACGATGTTCCCTTAAACCAGTCAATAGCCCGCTGAGCAATTTCTTTTAGCTTCGTGGGGATGGTGGATGCAAGTTGTTCAACACCGCTCTTGATAATCTCGATAGCGTCCTTGCCCAACTGCTTCCAATCAAGGGAGTTCCACGCCGTCCACAGTGCCGCGAAGATTGCGGGTATCTGCATCACAAGGTCTGGAAGAGCGTTTAAAATTCCCACAACAATGGACATAATCAACTGCAACCCCATCAAGACCATTTTGGGAAGGTTCTGCATAAATGCACTCAACGCCGCCGAGATAATAACAGGTATCTGTTCAATCAGTGTTGGTAGGCTTTCCATCAAACCCTGTACGATGTTGGTAATAAACTGGATACCTACATCAAAAAGCTGTGTTGACCCCTCTGCGAGTGCCGTGTACAGTTGCCCTAACAGTTCCCAAACGGTGTCTAAAATGGTTGGAAGGTTATCCCCGATGCCCTGCGCGATATTGGTAAGAAACTGCAACCCCATGTCCCACAATTGCGGGGCTGAATCCATCAACGCCTGTACAAGTCCCTCTACAAGGGCAAGCCCCGCTTCACCCAGTGCGGGCAGTACGCTGATAACTAACTCGGGTATCTTTTCGGTCAGTACGGGCGCAACCTTTGTAATCACTTTGCCCATACCAGTGAAAGCGCGTTCAACGGCGGGGATAATGTTGTCCAGTGCCGTTCCTGCAGTTTCCACCATGTTGTCAACAAGTTGTCCAAGGTCGGCTTCTGGGTCTGCAATACCTGCTACAAGGTTCTTCCACGCGGATTTCATTGCGCTGAGTGACCCTTGTATGGTTTTCTCAGCTTCGTTTAGCGTGGTATTGGTAATCCCCATTTCGTCCTGTACTACGTGGATTGCTTCCACAATGTCGGAATAGCTGTCAACGGAATAGTCAGCCATTTCACCGTGAGCGGCTTTGATTTGCTCCGCTTTGGTGAGTAGTTCTTCCATGCCCTCTTTAGTGCCTGCGAATCCAAGGGCAAGGTTGTCCAACATTGTGAAGTTGCCACGGGAAAAGCCCCTGTAAGCGTTCTGAACCGCTTCCATGGATGTTCCCATTTTGTTGACGTTATCAGCCATGTCCGTAATGGACATATTCATTAGGTCAGCCGCTTTCGCTTGGTCACCGCCAAGGGAATTGATGAGAGCCGCAGCCGACTGGATTGATGTGTCCATATAGTCAGCCGCGCTCATGCCTGCAGTTTTGAAGGCTTCGTCTGCGTCTGCCAATACCTTTTGAGCGGAGTCACCGAACAGGGTTTCAATACCGTCCCGCAACTGCTCAACCTCACCATACGAGTTGACGGCATCCTTGGCAAAATTCGCCACCATGCCGCCCAACTGCTTTAGCCCGCTTATCGCCGCAGAAATACCTTTCCCAACAAGATCGGCTTTCAGTACATCCCCGAATACGCTTGCCTTTTCCTTCGCCCCGTCCGTTTTTTTGTCGAACTCGCTTGTGTCCAGTGTGAGTTTGGCAAAGAGTGAAAAAAGTTCGCCGCCCATATTATCCTCCGAATGTCAGCCCCGCTCTTTTCATCACATCCGCCGCTATCTCATTCCCTGTTCGGGTGTCCTGCGGCTTGCCGAGGTCTTGATACCGTGTCTTAATCTTTTCGCCGCCCGCTATATTGCAGACATTATTTGCAATAACCATGAGCGCGTCCGTGACATATACACGGTATTGCTTTTGCTCCTGTTTATGCTTGTAGCGGGATATGCAGTAGTCCACCACATATCCCGCCCCTAATAGCTCAACCAAATCCAGTTGGATTCCCGTTAAGTCCCAACTCTCAGCCCCAACTTCGCCAACGAAATAAAAAAACGGGTCACCGCCTTGCTTTCAATCAGATCGCTGAGCACCTCGAAATACAGGTCAATCGGTTGCTCATCCGCTTTCTCGGGCGGGATAAAACAACACATTGCCAATACTCCGATTGTTTCCTCGGGGTGTTCTTCCAGTGCCTTGTCGAGCATTTCCGAAAAATTCTTGAAGTTCTGCTCCTTTATGAGGGCGTTCTTTTCCTCTTCGGTCGCTCCCTCTGGAATCTCGGGCAGGTGCTTTCTGATTTCAGCAACCTGTGTCAGCTTGACCCACTTTTCAACGTAGTGGCGAATTTTGTTGGTCTGCCTTGCAAACTCCGTCGGCTTGCAGTTAGCGAGAGATTTGATTTTCTTTTCCTCTGTCATGCCTTGTCCCTTTCCTTATGCCGCACCCTTCTTGACGTAAATCTCGAAAGGCGGGGTCTGGTCTTCATCGGTGATGTCGTAGTGCCCATGGTACTCAAACGTGGACTGACCCTTCGCATTTTTGCCTGTCTGCAACTGGAATCCGGTGCGGTTCATGGCGTTTATGATGTGGATTGCGACGAATCCCGCAGAATTGCCTGTGTTCACATCGGAGTAGTCAGCAATAAACCAGATGTCATCGAAGTCCCCATCCTCAAGGGTGGCACGGGGAGTGATTTTTGTTACGCCGCCGCTTGTTGGTGTTTCCTTATCCGCCGCACCGATCTGTGCTTTGATAATATCCGCATCAACCGTCAGCATTGTGCCGCTCAAAACGGGGTCAAACGCCGTGATTCTGAGCAACTGCTTTGTGTTGTTGGGTACATTGTCCACATCCTCACCGAAATCGGTGTATGTGGGGTTGGTTGCGAACTGAAGCCCGCCAGTTGTAGCCGCCAGAATGTTGCCGACAACGGCGGTCTCGGGGGTGAATGAATCTGCAATGATTCCCGCATTCATTACCAGTTTTTCGAAGGCATCAGCGGCAACCTTAGTGTATTTCATGCCCATATATGCTCCTTTCAGACGGTGAGATATTCAACCGTCATATTGATTAATATCCTCTTTATGTTTTCGTTGTCCGACCCAGAGTCAATCGGCTGTGAAAAGGTCATACCGACAGGAATCTTGATCCATAACTGACCGCCGTCCACGTTGACCTTTACACCGCCAAGACCAATGTATTCTTTGATTTCGGCGGCTTTCTGCTTCAGCCTCTTCCAATCGGGGGACTTATCCCACAAGTGAGCGGTGAGAAAGGTTTCATGTTCCCACGCACCGTCCCCCGCCTCGTATGTAATGTGTGGGAATGCGGGCAGGTCGTCCTCATCAAAGTAGGTCTGTTCATCGTATGCCGCCCACCCGAATGAGTTCCAAAATCGGTTAAGCCCTACCCATACATCAGCCATTGATTGTCACCTCATATTCTTCTGCGCTCACAACTCTCATATCCAGAGTTGCACTTGCGGGGGTTGCTTTGTCATCCCCGTCCGAAGTGACACGGAATATCTTTCCATCCCTCACCCTGCGGAAAACATCGTGGTATTGCAGGACGGTTGACTTGCGGGTCGTGACGGTGTAGAGGTCTGTGACGCCCTGCACGGATGCAAGTCTGGCGGGCATGGAACTGTCGAACACAATAGCCGCGTTGAAGGGCGCACCGTTACTCCAGACGGGTTTTACTCCACCGTATTCACTCGGCTGAGTGGTTTTATCGATCATGATGCAGGCTTCCATCGCCTCATCTAACAGTGACATTAAATTTTCCTCCAATGTGTGAGGCGGTTCTTGAAAGCTGACTGCCATCCGCCCGAACCGTCCCCACTGTTGCCGCCCGCTCCCGCTTTACTGTAGGAGTAGCCCGCAAATGATTCTGACTGGTAGGGTGACATTGCAGTACTGTTTAAAGCCTCGTATTTGCCCCGCCAAGCGATTATTTCATCAAGCATGGATAAAATAACAGGCGGGATTTTAAGTGGCGTTACTGAGCCTTCAAACGTCTCATCCGCCATCTCTTGGTCGGGGTATTGGTGAATACCATCGTTGTAGATGCTCCCCGCAACCCTAAAGTATTGACCGTTCGCAATCTCAACCTCATAACTGGAAAAATCGCAGGAGCACTGTATAGTGCCCTCTGCGATTGTGATTTTTCCGACATGGACAGTGCATCCGTCATCGAACCAGTTCTTGAGATATTCGCAAAGGTCTGTCAATGCGTCTAATCTGTCCATATTCAATTCCTCAGTTGGTCGTGCCTGCGATGTACAGGGACTCGGGATCGAAAAGCACGGGCATGAACAGGGCGGAAGCCTTTGTCCAAAGCACGGCGGGGTCTTTCTCAGTCCACTGGGAAATGGTGACGAACGGGCTATTGGTTGCCCCAGATACGTCCATGTTTCCGAATCTGGCAACGTCTACCTCGGGCGGGTCTCCCCAAAGTCCACGGGCAAGTCTGCCTGCGGGGTTGGTGCTGAAGAACGTAATCTTGTCCTTCGGGAAATACCGCTTTGTGGTAATCTGCGGTCTGCCGTTGCTACCGATCTTGGCAGGCAGTGCATAAGTGAGGTCGTTGGTGATGATAGTGGTGATTCCCATTTCATCGCCGAGGAAGTCACGAAGGGACTGGTTGCGCAGAAGTGCGCCTGCCGCAAGGTTGCCGTTGATGAGTTTCTGGAGAGATTCATTGTTTCTCATCTTGGACAGGACTGCGCCAGATGTATACATGCCTGTAATGTTCTTACCCTTTGCCTTTGCGTCATCAATAACCGTCTGAATCTGGGATGCAATGTCCGCAGTCTTGGCGAGGTCGATGGTGTACGCCTTGTTGGCGTTCGGCACGCCGTAATCAACGGTGAGGTCAAGGTTGTTCTCTTTGATAGTGATCTTGCCAGTGGCAAGCATCTCATTCTTCGCAACCTTGGAACGGGTGACGACCTGATCTGCCAGTCTTACGCCGTCACGGATGACGTAATCATAAAGCTGAGACTCATTCTGCACGCCGTTGCGGAGCAGGGCACGAAGCCTCTCGGACTGGTTGATCTTGACCTTGATAAGACCCTTTTCGATATTGTGGTGGTCAATCGGGAATCTCAAGGTGGTCTGTGCCTCGGTGTCGAAGCCGTGGAACTGAGCCATCATGGGGATCTGGTATTCAGCCGCAAGGCTTTCCCACTCAGCGACAAGGTTGTCTGTTTTGACATCATCGATTAACTGGTCAACGGGATCGTTGGGACGGGCAACAAGTGTGCCGACATCAAGCCAGTCTGTCTTCGGGATGAATCCAAGAATGTTGTTCTCAAATCTAGGCATATCTCATTCCCCCTTCCTTAGTTCGTCCAGTCGGGTCTTGTGGTCTCGGGGTCTGTCACAAACGTGAAGCCCTTGCCCTCAAGAGCCGTCTTTGCCGCTTCTGCCAGTGTGACGGGCAGTCTGCTTTCGTAGACCACGCCGCTCAGTACGACAGAGCCTGCGACATCGCCAGTAGATACATCAACATCCTCGTAAACAATGCCGACCGCAGTAGCATCATTAGCAGGATAGATTGTGCCTGCGGGGACGTACTTTGCGCCGTCTGCCCTTGTGGTAGCACCTTCCTGCGGGATGGTTCTTGTCTTTCTCACACACTCTTCATGAGCAAGGAAATAGCCCGCTTCGTAGGCTTTGCCCTGCTCGACTGTTCCGATATAGGACATATTCTTCCTCCTTTATGTGGGGGTTACTCCATAGCGGTCTTTTGCGTAGCTTGCCGCAATCTGAGCCGCTCTGCTCAGTCCCTTGTTCCCGTCATCGCCGTGCGATCCTGTACCGCCTGCGGGGTCATTGTGGGTCTGAACCCCCTCTCTGTGTTCCTCTACAACGTATTTCGCCCACTTGGTCTTGAGTTCACCAGTGAGTTTTTCCGCATCCTTGATTTCACCCTTTTCATCAAATTCGATCTCAATCGGGTCTCCCTTGATAATGAGGTCGGTGATTCCTTCTGACACTCCTGCATCCTTGAGCAGTTTCCTGTATGCGGTCTCCTGTTTCGCCGCCGCATCTTTGGCTTCGCGTTCCTTCTTGTAAGCCTCGAATGCCTCATGCTCCTTCTCGTACTGTTCTTTGTACGGGTTGTCGCTCTGTGCGTTCTTGAGTCCGTCCAACTCCTGCTGAACTGCAGGGAGTTTTTCGGCGTCCGCCTTGTACTGGTCTGCCTCTGCCCGTGCCTCGTCACGCTCTTTCTTCAGCGCATCGGTGGTCTCGGTGTGTGCTTCGATAATCTGCTCAATCTTTTCCGCATCAATTCCCAGTGCGTTAAGCAGTTTCCTTGTAAGTGCGATAAGTCTTCACCCCTTTCTTCGGATGCTTTTGCCCGACGTGCTTTTCGGGCATAAAAAAAGGAGTCCAAACAGGGGTTGCTTTCCCTGTTGAACTCCAATTGTTCTGCGTCACCGCCTATTCGGTGACGGCTCATATACGGTTTTCCGTTTTTCCTCTAGGATAACAACAGAATTTCCTTTTCTTCGGACGATAGCGTTGTTGCCCCTTTCGAGGATTTTCAGTATTGCCGCCCTTGCGGCATCATCTAGTTGCATTTTAGCATTACTTTCGGTCATAAATCAATACCTATTGTGATAGCACTTTGCTGATGATTTTCTCTAACTCAAGACGGTTGTTCATGAGGGCGTTCTTTATGAATCTGTTGGGGGTCATATACCGTGTCCCCTCATGGACGTATAACGCATATTCGACGTTCGTGCCAACCAGTACAAACGGTTGCTCAGGGTTGTCGGGAGCGGGCGCAGTCCCCGCATAAAACCCTACTCCAACCGCTCCGGCATTCTTGGAATTTGCGCTTCTTCGCTTACCCTTGTTTTTCCCTTTGGTGTATCGGTTTGACCCTTTATCCGCATGGTATCCACCTATCGCCGCCGACTTGCCTGCTACCGCATGGGTGATGGAGTTTCGGAGAAGTCCCGTGTCTACCCTCATTGGGCTTTTCTGCAACTCTCTCTTAGCAAGGGATGAGGCTTGTAGCCCCGCCGCATCAAGGGCGACCAGTACACGATCTGCCACCTGTTTCTTGACCTTTTCGGTGTTGTCGTCTTTCATAGAGAACTCAAATCCCATTGTTCACTCCTTGTATTTCCTTGCGTTTATTGCACGCATCTTTCTCGCCGTGTCCCGTTGCTTTGTTATTGGCTCTGTCTTTTCTTTTGCCCTCAGCCACGCTTCATAACTCAGCCCTTCCATGCGCTCACTCCGTCTAAGGGCATCATGCTCAAATCCTTTAACCCATGCCAGTAGGGTACACCGACAATTCCAGACTAAATCGGGCGGCACTTTGTAGTCGCCCATCCCCAACCATGCGGGATATAGGATTTCAACCCCGTCCACGACAAATGGTTGATTGACGTTCCTTCTTTGCCCGTGCATCATTCGGTGTTCGTGGCGGGTTCTCATATCAAGGGTTGCTTCCCATTGGAGTGTGAGCGGCACTCCATTGTCCTCTAGCCGCCTATACGCCCCGTATCGTCCCCCGTTCTGGGCATTGGTAGACATAGTGCGGGCATACCTCATAGATGCCTTAAAATCGCCGTTAGCAAGGTTTTCGGCTATGTCCTGTGCTATCCTCACATTGCTCTTTCCTTGCAAAATACCCTGCATCATTATGGACTGAACCTTTTGGCGTTCCCACCGCTGAGCCTTGCCCCGTGCTATGTCCCCTAACACCTGTTTCCCCATCGGCATGAGGTCGGGTTCGTCTTTGATAATACGGGCTATTGCTTCACGGTTGTATAACGTCAGTGAGGACGGCAGTTTATAGTTACTGCCGACCTCTATCTGATACAGGGCATAGTTGGCATTTACCTGCCATATCTCTGGCATATAGGATTCCGCTATCTCACGGGCGGTATAACTTACATTCACCATGTCAGCCGCAAGTTGTTTCTTGAGTTCTTCCCACCGCTGGCCCTGCATCAACTGTTGCTTCCGCCACGCGGCGTATTCTTCCTGCGTCCGTTTACCGTCTTTTACCCATTCGCGCCACTTCTTGTCCTTTTTCTCGAATCTTTTGAAGTAGTCGTCAATGGTTTCCTGCACCTCTTGAGCCGCCTGCTCATACTCAGCCCGCAGTCTGCCCTCGATCTTGCTTATGACCTGTTCTGTGCGTTCGTGCCCTCTGTCCATTCGTTACCCTCTTCCTCGGTCTCCTGCGGGGTTGGTACAGTGATTCGCTCCATGTCCTCTGCGGTGCGCTCTTTGATGATTTCGTCAGCCTTGTCTCCATCCCCTAGAATCTGCAAAATCTTTCGGGTGATGTAGTCCTCGGTGAGATATTCCGCCGCCGCCGTGAGGGTGCTTACCTGCTCCTGCGTGTTGATGATTTTGGAGCGGGTCAGTGTTGGTTCTTCCCCCTCAATCCCCAGTACATCACATATTCCTTCAAGCCAGTCAAGGATACAGAACTCAAAAAGGTTTGCTTTCATGTCCAGGTTGTGGAACGCCGCTTCAATCTGTGCGGTGACCACTGATCCCGATTTGATAGAAGCAGTATCCACCATCATGAAGTCCTCGTATATATCATCCCTTAACCTTTGCAGGATAGCTTCACGGGACGCATATGGGGTTTCAACCGCATTGGCAGTGATACGTTGGTCTTCTCCTACCGCCGCCGCATGGAGACGCTTCATCCTTTCTGTGAATTTGGACAAATCCATGTCCTTCATCCCGCCTGCTCCCTCAATAGCCCAGTATATAAAGGCGGCTTCATCGACCGTGTTTGCGAAGCCCGAGAACAAAAGATCAAAGCAGTCAATCTTCTCCCGCCTGCCTACCAACTCGGACTGCTTGTTGATGCCGTAAAATGGCACGATAGGGAATGAAGGGTAGTTCTCCCCGTCATATATCTTTTCCTCTGCGGGTGCGCCCTTTGTGACGGTGATATAGGGCGTTAAGGGTGTGAGTATCCTGCCATTGTTGTAAGTCCCGTTTGCGTCCCTTTCTCCCCACACCATTTCAATGATCCCGTCCATGATGTAAAGGGTTGCCCGCAGGGGCTTGTCGGAAGATAACTGCCAGAACCTTATTCCCGCCATAAGCTGATTTGTTATCTCGTCATAAAACGGGACGAACTCACGAAGGCTGAATACTTCGATATGGTCATAGTTGACAAAGCCAAATGACACGCCGCACTTGAGGGCTTCTGCCCCTGCCTTCTGCGCCTGCATATCAAAGTCTTTTCCCAGTCTCTTCGCCGTGGTGCTCTTTGCCCATGTCACGCCGTTGGATAAAAGATACTGGTTCAACTGATTTATCGCCATGAACAGAAAGTTAGAGGACAACTTGTAATTTGCCCCCCACTCATCGGCCTTTGCCCGCCCGCTCATGTCGTAGAGCAACTTCTGATACTGGACGATAGTCCTGTCACGGTGTCTGTAATACTCATCCGCCAACACCGCCGTCTCATAATTCGCCAGTAGCTTTTCATCACTCTTGTGGTTGGCAATAGCCCCCTGCACAAACTGTAACAGGGGCGTGTCTGTGTTCCCGCTCTGCCACTCAGTCAGAACTTTGTCTAGGTCTTGAAAAGTATACATATCCTCTCCTTATGCCGCTTTCGTGTCCACTTCGCTGACAATTCGCATTGTCTTGACAAAGTACCTCAGCGCATCGCAGGCATGGTCGTTGACCTTGAGCGGTGCCTCATCGTGTGCTTTGTCGTCCCACACATACCCCTGCAATTCAGTGATTAGATTCTTCAACGTGGGAGCAATCTTGATAGCCCCCGTCTTCATTGCAACTGCCGTTTCCCTTATGCCGTCCACGACCTCATTCTTGGCTTTCCTCACCTTGAAGCAGTCATAGTCCTTTCTTAGCAAGGCAATGAATGATGCCGCTGACGGGTCAATGATTGTGGTCAGTTCCAACCCGCCAAATTCAAGCCCGTTGGCAATCCTTTTGGCGTGCCATCCCTTTACTGGTTCAATGAATCGTTCCAAGTCCTGTGCATAGTCTTGGTCAGTCTTTTGAACACCTTTATCCCTGCCCGAATAGTAATATTCATCCACCGCATACCATACATTGCCGTATTTCGCCCATAAAAGGGCGGCAAAGGCGTTCATTGTTCCGTAGTCGATACTTAACACATAATCGTCTGGATCGCCCGTTATCGGGGCTTCTAGTGCGTTTGCATAGTTGGGATATATAAGCCCCTCCGCAATACACCGTTCTCCCAGTATATCCCGTCTGTACCATACCGAATCAATGTCGTAGGTGCTTGCAATCTCCGCCTGCCTTTCGGGGGTAATAGATAAATTATCAGCCATTGTGAAGTGCTGATAATTATATCCACCGACAAACTTTTTCGGGAATACGTCAATGTAGTCCGTATATATTGGGTGCATTGGCTGACATGGGTTCATGTCCCATAGTATGTGAGGATCAAGAGCCGCCGCTTGTCTGCCCATTGCGACCTTGATAAAAGATGTTCTTGAATCATCCGAATCATAATGCTCATTTATCTCGGTTGCTATCCATATTCCGTATGAGTTGCCCAGTATCTTTCGATAACTGTCAGCCTTGCCGCCGCCTGCAAAGACAAGTACCTTCTCCCCCGTTTGGGTTTGAATGAACAATGCTTCATTGTCCTTGTACTTGCCCCACCTGCACCGGCCTCTGAAAAGATGCTCAAGCCCGAATCCATTGCAATCGCCAATGTTCATCTTTGCGTTCGCTATGGTTGACCCGCTTGCAAGGTGTATCTTGTCCCGTGTCTTTTCCAGTAATGCCGCCGCTATAATACAGTGATCAATTGTTTTGCCAGAACGTATAGCACCCTCGGCAACGGACATCCTTGACCGCATCGCCTTGTGTATGTACTCCCTGTGTTTGAGGGAAAATGGTTTCCAGTTAATCCTCTGTGTCGCTTTCATTCAGCATATCCGCCAACGGTGCAAGGTTTTCAACCTCGTTTATAGTCTGCTCAATCCTGTCAGTCTGCCCGAGGTAGTTCTTTCCGAGAAATATAGCCATTGCGGGGGACTTTTCCGCCAGTTTCCACTGTGTCCTCCGCAGGCTTATTTTCCCGACACCCCTTTTTATCTTGAAAACCTCGGAAAAACCTTTGCCGTATTCCCTCTTGCACCATGAGTTCAGCGTTTTGTCCGTGACCTCAAAGAATTGGCATATTTCTTCCTGTGAGCATTGTATCCCGCATAGGTTTTCAAAATGTTTCCTGTTAATCTCTTTTCGTGGTCTTGCCATTTATGACCTCCCGCATACGCCTCGCCACTTTTCGTAGTGTGTACCCAAGAAGGTATTTTGCGTACGCCCATGACCTTGTATCTACTACAACAAAATCCGACCCATCCTCGGTAACATCTATAACCCGCTTCATACTACCATCCTATCTGTATGAGTTCGTTCCTGTGCAACCTCGGTCTTTCCCACGAAGGCTCCCATGTTGCAAAGCGTTCATCCTGCCGTTGCCAGTCGCACCCGCCTTTTTCGATCATACGCACCGCCTCGGAAACCATATCTACCCCAATCGGGAACATTTCCTTCCACAATTCGTGGTAATCCCAATCTGGGTCAATGAACATGACCCTTTGCAAGAGTATGTCCCCGCCGTCACACTTGCCGCTCCGAAGGTTGTATATTGTCATGCCGGTGACGGCATCCTTCATGTGTATCGCCCACCTTACCGCATCCTGCCCCCTGTGTCTCGGCAGTAATGACGGGTGGAAACCGATGCCGCCATACTTGCACTTGTCGAGGATTTTGTCACTTATCATCCAGTGGCTGTGCGCCGATATTACTAACTCCGTGCCATCGGGTATATTGTCAGAAACCAGTTTCTCGCAGTCGCTTACAATCGGGATGCCCCTGAGTTGTGCATACCCGACCATTTTATCCTTGAGCCTCTTCTGCGGCGGCGGGGCTACACCGACTATTTCGTGCCCGTCCTCATATAGCCTTTTCAGTACCGCCCTCCCGAAGGAACGCTGACCACATATAAATATTTTCATGTCTTGTCACCCACATATTTAAAGCCCTGTACCGCACGAAAATGTGCCCCGTACCTGCCGACTGGTTGTTTTTGCATCTTGTGCCGACTGGTTGTTTTTGCATCTTGTGCCGATGTACTTGAAGCCCTGTACCGCCCTAAAGTGTCCGCCGTACCCACCCCCACTATTTATCATGTGGTTTCGTTGGGTTTTTCGTATACTTTTTGCACTATTCGCTTTGTTATTCCCATAAAGAACGGCGGAAACCTGCACCCATTTTTTACTGTGGCGCAGGTAATTGCATAACTGCGGGTGTGATGTATGGAAATACATTGGCAGTTTACGGTTGCACCGTGCCTTACCATCAAGGCAGTACTGTGCCATGAAATTGAGGAACTTACTCCCCACGCCTGCCCCTTGCCATTCGGGCATTGTGACCAACCGCGTTCCCCTGTATCCATTGCTATTGAAAAACGGGCATACGCATACATGGCAAGCCAATTCACCGTCTACAACGCCAATATAATGCTCAGCAACGGGCGGTTCGGGCAGGTCTAAATAATAATGCGGCTTATAAAACTTCCAGTAACTTTGGTCGACCTTGAAAATATCGAGTACGATGTCGGGTCGCCGAAGCCGCTCCTTCGAGAAGGTTTTTGTCTTTGTGTCAATAACCCAGTCGGGCTGTACCCACTCAAGGATATCGTAATGCGGTGTCAGCAGTACGACCTTTCCATTCGGATTACTCCTTCTCCACGCTTTTTGGAATGCCTGCGAACCTATCTTCGCAATCTGCCTGTCAATGACGGATGTAAACTCGTCTATCACGATCTCGCTCGGCTTTTCACACACGACCTTTGCAAGCCCCGCCCTGAATTGCTCCCCGTTTGACAGGACATGGAACGGTCTGAGCCATGCGGGTACATCGCCGAGCCCTACATTGGCAAGTGCGCCCGTGACCTCGTTAAAGTCACCGTTCGGCGCAATGCAGTCGATAATCGGCTTGTCATAATCCCAACCATCGTGATAGTCATAGATTTTGTTTTCGCCGAATATCATCTTCCCGATGGACGTTTTGCCCGAACCCGAAGGACCGACCACCACCCCGATATTCCAGTCAAAATCGAGGTCGGCTTCAATCTCCAAATCAAAGTTGCAACCGTTCTCCGCATTGAACAGGCTTTTTACCCTTGCGGCACGGTAACTGTTGAAATCACTGACCCTGTTGTGTACCTCTATTTTTTTCAAGTCGCCACCACCTTGCATTCATAGCCCTCACCGACAAGCCTGTTGTACACCTGCTCTTGATCCGCCTCATCGGCGCACATAACAATCACGCCGTACTGCTCCTTGTAATTGAACCCCGTATCATCGGACGGCTCCTGTTCGTCATCATCATCGTCCTGTGCGCCCATATCGAACCCAAATTCCGACATATCAATTCCGATGTCGTCCAACTCAATAGACAGCAGGTCTTCATCCCACCCGCTGTTCATTGTTGTTTGGTTGTGGACAAGCATATACTGCCGCCTCTGCTCATCTGTTAGATGGTCAAGGTGGATAACCTCAACCTCATCGTATCCAAGTTCATTAAGAGCAATAAAACGCCCGTGTCCCTCGACAATGACGTTATCCTTACCCCAAACCGCAATTGGATCATTATTGCCATACATCTGTATGCTCTTCTTGATCTGTTCGATTTGGGATGCGGGATGCAGTTTTGCATTGTTCGGGTAAACCTTGATTTTATCAACGCTCAGCTTTTCGATTTGCATTTCCCATCCTCATTCCTGTGCCATTTGTTGTTATCCTCGTTACCGTCATTTTAGTATATAAGTGTTACTTTTTCAACAGAACGTGTATTTTGTAACAAGTGTGTATTTTCTTTTGGGCATAATAAAAGCCCCGCAAGCCGTAGCCTGCGGAGCATTTCGGGGTGATATGTGAAGTACACTCTTATTATATCACGATTCCGCCCACTTCCATACCTCTTCCATTGTACAGTCCTCGCCCAGAATCGATCTGGCGACTGCAATAGCCTCCATGCGCTTGACTATGTTCCCCTCGGGATCGTCAAGGATGATTCTCTTTGCTTCTTTCTCGCTCATTACATATTTGGTGCATCTGGTCACGCACCCGTCTTTCATTGTGTAATCATTCCCAAATGAATCGCACGTTTTCACGTCCTTGCCGCAGGTTAGACACATATCCATTATTCTTTCCCCTTTATTTCCTTTAGAGCCGCATAGCACAACCATCTGATATAGTCCGTTTCCCTTAATCGGAAATACCCGCTTATAAGGTGGTCGGCGGTGAATTTCAATTCCTTCTCAAGGTCTTTGTCCCTGTATTCTTCCATGAGTTGGTCTTTACTCATTCTTGTTTTTCGATGTATCATTGTTTTCCTCATGTTTTTCGCACGCATCGCTTCTGTGAATCAAGCACCCGCTTACATATTCGCATTTTCCGTAGCATTCGGATTTTCTTTCCCAATGCTTGCAGGTCTGGCATTTCTTGCCCATCCCAAACATGGCTCTTACCTCGTCCCCGATCTCTGCCAGATACTTTTCTATGCGTTCTTGTCTGCCATGCTCCGTGAACCATTTTGCCTTGAACGCATCCCTTGCCTCTATCCAACTACCTTCGCCGTAATCGGCTGAGAGATACCACTCTCTGTCATGAAAGAGTTCTGCAAGGTCTTTTACAAGTTCGTCAAGCTCCTTGTCGCCGAAGTCGCCGACGTGATCCTGTAGCTGACAGTAGAAATAATTAAGACTTCCTCCGCTCATTCTTTCATAGCCTCCAATATCTTGTCGATGTCGAAGTGCTTATTGGTCTTTATCACCTCGTTAATTCCCCAAAAGTTCCAACTACCATTTGCGTCAACTCCCCATACACACTCATCACTTACCTTTGTTACAACAAAAGTGTATTTGTCAGGATACTTACAAACCGTTACAACGTCCCCGACCTTTATCTCGTCATCGGCTTTCTGCTTCTCTTCGTAGGCTTTCAGCTTGGCAATTGCCTCGGATGCGGTCATGGAATCAAGAGTGACTCTGATGCTATCGTCTATGACAAGCCTATGCTCGGTATCAGTATCTTCTTCCCACTGTTGTGCAATTTTCCTTGCCGCATCCCATGCGTCATCAAGTCCTCTCTGATATTCGACACTAGACGCATCTGCAACCAGTCCCCATGTGGCTTTCTTTCCGTCTTCCAGTCCTCTCTGGTAGGCTTCGGCGACCTGCTTCTGCACATCGTCTCTCTCGTTTCTCAGCAATCCCTCTAATATGCTGAGATGATTGTTTATCTCACCGACTGCCATTTTTAAGCCCTTGTTCTTCTCGATTTGCACTCTGATTTCCTGCTCGATATTCATTCCTCTCTCCCTTCTGCTTCGATAACCACATCTGCATCGCTCACTATCTGTATAACCTCTTTCCAATCGTCTCTCTGCAAATGGTCAAGGTCACTGTCCATGAATTCTTGCATCAGCTTATCCTTGTCTGTCAAATCACCATGCGGTTCTTTGACCTCAACGAGCGGGCAATCAGACATTCGGTGTTCATACAACTTTTTTAAATCTTCCTCAATTCCATCTCCCGCCACGCAGTAAAAATCGCCTGCAACGGATGCTCGAATTAACGGACAATCGTAACAACACTTCGGTATCTCCATGCCTTTGATTAACACGCTCATTCCGTCACCTCACCCTTTCCACCTTTTCAATCCTTGCGAAAACTTAAACTCATCACCGTCAAGTTTTGCCATCCGCTCTACTGCTTTTTCAAAATTTCGCATGACCCATTCCAATTCATTACACAAGGTCGGG